TTGCGACACAGCACACTGTCCGCACAAATGCCTTCAGAGAGCAGTTCCGTTGTGTCAAACGCAACAAACGGTATCGAACCACCTAGAGGATACCTGTCCATTAAGAAGAGCAAAAAAGGACCCCTTAAGCAGATTGTTCCGTCTTATTCGACTCTGAAGAACAACTATACTTTGCTTTGGGATATGCCAGACAACACTGGTTATATCAACGTTGTGTCTGTGATGCAAAAGTTCTTTGACCAAGCAATTAGTGGCAACTGGAGTTATAATCCAGAGAACTATCCTGATAGTGAGATCCCTGTCTCTGTTATGGCAGGTGATCTTCTCAAGACTTACAAGTATGGGTGGAAGACATCTTACTATCAGAACACCTATGACCTGAAGACTGATGAGGTTGCCGATGATAAGGTGGATAAGTTAGAATCGTTACTGGCTGAACTAGAAACTGCTGACGAGGAGGATTGTGAGTCCTGTAAAATCTAGATCTTATAAATTAATTTACCTGGAGTAAGGAAGAAATGCGTCAATACGACTTTGTTGAATCTAAATCAATGAACTCATCAAATGTAACAAAACAACTTGAAGGCATGACAGTCTTCAATACTGAACAAGTCAATACTAAAAAGCAACCGATGTTCTTCGGTAAACCCCTGGGGGTTCAAAGATACGATTCATACAAATATCCCGTATTCGACAAACTGACAACTCAACAACTTGGATACTTCTGGAGACCAGAAGAAGTTTCTTTGCAAAAAGACCGTGGAGATTATCAAACGCTTCGTCCAGAACAAAAGCATATCTATACCTCTAACCTCAAATACCAGATCATGCTTGACTCCATTCAAGGGCGTGGTCCTGGGA